CCAACGTACTGTACAGTAGACGCGTGCGACGCCGAGTAATCGGAGCAGCGTCTAGGGGATTCACCGTTGGCAGAGCAGCAAGATTCGGTTTAGCCGGAGCAGGCGCGCTCGCGGCCTATGGTGCAATTAGAGGCGTTCGCCGAATTGGTCGTGCGCGCAAGCGTGTCGCGCAACGAAAAAAGATGGCAGGGATTGGTTTATATAAGGCACCACATGTTCGAAAAAGTATTATCATCAAGTCACAGGTGCCTACGTTAAGCCCATCGAATACGATGGTCGTGACAAACCTATGTAAGATCGGGTTTGACAATACGCAGAATCTACAGAATCTACGTCAGACGAAAGCCGCATACATTTACGGATTTCGACATGAAGAAACATTTGAAAATACGTCTCCGTTAAGTCCATTAACGGTTAGTCAGTTCTGGATCGTTCCCACGATCAACAAAACAGACAATGCTGATTTGACTGCTGCGGAAATTGGTGTGGAATGGTTCAATGAAGACGGTGGTGGTACTATCGATACCGTGGACTTCAACGGTACTGCGACGTACCTCGACTTCAAGCGCCGGATTAATACCGGCAAATACAAAATTATTAAACGGTTGACAACGCATCTTGGCCCTGCCAGAGATAGCGGAGTTGGTATTCCTACGTTGGGCGCTGTGTCTTCGTATTTGATGCAGAATCTATGGATTCCGTGCAACAAGACATTCCTGTATGAAGACTTCGGAAGTACAACCCAGACAGAACAACCACCTGTCTATTACGTATCCTACGTCAACGTTATTAATGAAGGCACTACCGCGCCTATTGCTGGAAAGTATTCGCGTGCCCAGCGTCTTACGACTTACTGGAAGGATGTGCAATAAGGGGTAAACGGCCTTCGGCCTTTATTTCGATTCCAACCCCTGTTTGCAGGTTGCGCTCCGCTGCGGGTCCTAGGAGAGACAAGTCATTTGGTTTGATGTAGAGACAAGTTAATTTAAGACCAATAAACTATTTCGTATCTGTCGGCACTCAATTTGGTCATATCGGGGTATTCATTCATGAACACAACAACGTGGGGAATCTTAGCTAACTTCTTCACACGTGACTCGTATTTGTTGCTGAAGATCCGTCGGTCCTTGAGCTGCTCGAGGACTGTGAAAGGGAGAAATTCACCAGCAGATCGGGGTAGGTCAAAGAAGAAGACTGACTTCCGCTCGTCGATCGCGAAAGCGAGGTCCTCTCTTCTTCCATGAGACAGAATTTGCACTTCGGGGTGAGTTCCAGCATAGTAGTCGACAAACCAAGATTTTCCGGTGTTTCCGGCTGGGTCAATAACAAAGATGATCTTACGAGATTCTGCTGGTTCGCCAAGCCGATCGGATAAGGCTTGTTGATGAGGTCGATATTCTCCGGGTACGAACACGTCGTCGTTGCGCAACAAGTCGATGAATTGCGAAACGCGTCCCGACGTAAGTGCGATGGAGGGGAAGTGCTGAGCCACGTCGCCAAGAGTGGGTCGTCCTTCAAATTGCTGAACCCAATCGCGGAAGGCTTCGTATCGGTTCGTTCGTTGAGGAGCTTCAGCTGGGCAGCTTCCAAACTCCTCGTAATCATGGTCCTTTTTACAGTAGGCGGCGGCAGCATGAGAGGGGGAACGGGCGACTTCGAGATGGGGATTTCCGACGAAGAGCGTCTTGACCTTGGCGAGCGAGTGGTTCTTGTGGAGGAGGAGAAAGCCTTGAAGATGGGGTGTTCCTGATTCTCCTTGCTCTCGTCCGAAGACGAGGTACTTGACGGATTCACCCAGGAGTCGGAGCGAGTCTTCATCGAGAGAGGTGTAGTTGTTGAGAGTAAAACACCAGCGGGTGCTTTGGACCCGAGGGGTATGTATGGCACGCATCATAAAATGTCGATTTTATGGGATAAGGGAGGGGGGGATGATGAGCCCTTGTAATACTGGAGGGCTCATCGGAGGGAAGTTTTTGTCATTTATTTTTCATAGGAATCATAAATAATCGAGAACCATGCCTACGCGTTCAGGTAAACGCTACGCAGCCAACGTACTGTACAGTAGACGCGTGCGACGCCGAGTAATCGGAGCAGCGTCTAGGGGATTCACCGTTGGCAGAGCAGCAAGATTCGGTTTAGCCGGAGCAGGCGCGCTCGCGGCCTATGG